GAGTACTAAAGAAACTGCAAGTAAACTTAAGAATTGGTCTCCGGACCCAAATATTACTCCCGAACAACTTGAAGAAATGCGAGTAGAAGTACTCGATAGAATCATTGTAGCAAGAGTAGGTTTGTTGCTACGACATCCATTCTTTGGTAACATGGCAACACGTTTAAGAATTGTTGCGGCTGACGATTGGCTTCCTACTGCGGCTGTGGATGGTCGTAATTTATATTTTAACACACAATTCTTTAATGCAATGTCAAACAAAGAAATTGAGTTTGTAATTGCACATGAAATCCTACATTGTGTATTTGATCATTTAGGTAGACGTTTAGATCGTAATCCTATGATTTACAATATTGCCGCTGATTATATTGTAAACAATCTACTTGTAAGAGATAGAATCGGCGAAAAGCCAAAGATTGTTGACTGCTTCCAAGACTTCAAATACGACGGTTGGACTTCAGAAGAAGTATATGATGATATCTATGAAACTGCTAAAAAGAACGGTGAAGAATACCTCAAACAGTTAGGCGAAATGCTCGACGAACATCTTGAAGGCTTAGGAGATGAAGAAGGTGACGGCGATGGTGATGCAGGTGAAGAACAGGATACAAACGGCAATAATGTAAGCAAAAAGAAGCCTAAGTATTCAAAAGAAGAAATGCGTAAGATCAAAGACGAAATCAAAGAAGGCATGCTTAGTGCGGCTCAGGCAGCTGGTGCAGGAAACACTCCTGCAGAAATTCAACGTATGATCAAAGAGCTTACAGAACCTAAAATGAATTGGCGTGAAATACTTCGTCAACAAATCCAATCAACAATCAAATCAGATTACACTTACATGCGTCCTAACAGAAAAGGCTGGCACACTGGTGCAATACTGCCTGGCATGAACTTTGACGAAACAATTGATATTTGTATTGGTTTAGATATGTCAGGTTCAATTGGTGATTCGCAAGCACAAGACTTCTTAAGCGAAGTCAAAGGCATTATGGACGAATACAAAGATTACAATATTAAAATATGGTGTTTCGATACAAAAGTTTACAACGAACAAGACTTTAGTGCAGACGGTGGTAATGATCTTACTGACTACGAAATACTGGGAGGTGGCGGCACCGACTTTGATGTAAATTGGACCTACATGAAAGACAACGACATTCAACCTAAGAAATTTATTATGTTTACAGACGGATATCCGTGGAATAGTTGGGGTGACGAAGACTATTGCGAAACTGTATTTGTAATACATTCCAACAGAGACAAAGATTTACAAGCACCTTTTGGTATTACTACACACTATGAAGAACATGTTGCGGCATAAAGAGCCGAATGCTTATAATTTATTTGAGATTAGGCGCCTAAAAGTGCCTAGTCCCCATTGCGAATACATAAATTTACCATTGAAATATAACTTGGAACAGAGCCTTGTAAACTGGATTACAAGTAATCTAAAAGGTAGATTTTATGTTGGAAAGTCTGTTGCACTAAGAGAGCAAGGGACAGAAACAGTATGTAAAGTAGGATTTGAAGACGCAAAAGAACTTTCTTATTTCACTTTGGCATGCCCACTTTTAAAATACAAGTAAATAAGTACGTAGTTTATAAATTACACAGGAGATACGAATGACTGAAAAAACTAACACTGCTGTATCAAAGGATACTTCTACAGCCGCTCCTTCAGATGCGACTGCTCCACAAGCACCTAATACAGCAAATGAAGCACCTACAGAGCTTACAATTAGTGACCTAAGTGCATTGAAACAAATTATCGATGTAGCAAGTCAACGAGGTGCATTTAGACCAAACGAAATGATGACTGTTGGGTCTACTTATAACAAACTAGAAACATTCCTAAACGCTGTTGCGGCACAAAGCAACAACGCCCAGGATAAAGGAGAATAACATGGCATTTAAACATGTTGGACGTGTGATCAAAACTAAGAAAAAGTGTGCAGTTGCATACAGAGTTGTTCCAGGTGATCCAAACAACTGCTTAGTAGTGATGACTGAAAGTCTAGATGCTGGTGAGCATGATACACTTATGAATCTTATCGAGTCGCAGACTGGACAAGATGCATATGAGCTCGGCGAAGCAATGGCCAGAACTCAACTTTCAGATGGCAGGAATATGTTAGCTGGATTTCATACAACTGGAAAGTTCCAAAAGGTTGCATCAAATCTAATTGAAATGACACCTAATAATGTAACTTCTATTCCATTAGATGAACTTAATAAAAACATCGCGGAACAAAAAGGTGTTACTATTGCTGATCTTGCATTAAAAGGTGAAGACGGTAAAACAGTGCAACCTAATGCAGAAACTACAGATACACCAGTTGATCCTACAGCTACCTATACAACAGGAAATACAGACGATGTGTTGACTGACGAAGCACTTGCGGCACAATATAGATCGCAAGCAGACGCTATGTTTAAAGAAGCAAAGCGTCTAAGAGAACAAGCAGAAGAACTTGTTCCGACTAAGCGCAAGTCAAAGTCAACAGTAGATGGCTAAAAAAGGTCGTCTACCTCCAGATATTGTAAAGGCTTGGCCAGATGTATTTAAGGACATACAAATTGATGTAGTTCCTATTGAGTATTTGCATAGTGTAAAGGTGTACTTTACAGACGGAAAAATCTGGGATATTGATGTAAAGAAATCTTTATCTAAACCCAATTTAGATATTGAAACTGCCCTGACTGATTTATTTGATTCTTACGAAGACAGTATTGCCAATATTGATTTCCGTTTAGATACACAAAAAGTAAAGCGAGACATCAAAAAACGTACAGAAATATTTATGAAGAAAAGAAAGTAAAAGGCATAAATACATATAACAATTACTATTAGGAGTTAGTAGATGGCTTTACAAGTTAGACGTGGCACAAATGCAGAAAGATTAACAATAACGCCCGCAGAAGGCGAACTTATATATGTAACTGATACAAAGCAGTTATATGTTGGAGACGGAACCACACAGGGCGGCACAGCATCTATTGCTAACACAATTGATTCACTTCTTTCTGACACTACTCCTCAATTAGGCGGAAATCTTGATCTTAACAATTATGATATTACCGGTACGGGTAATATCAATATTACAGGAACAATCAATGCTACCGGTAACATCAATTTAGGTGATGGTGCAGGTGGCGATGTAATTACCATCGGCGGTACTATTTCTGGCAATTTAGAGCCAGACACTACACTTACAAGAAATTTAGGTAGTAATATTCTTCAATGGAAAGAAGCATGGATATCTCAGCTAAATGTAGATAGCCAAATTACAGCTGAGAGAATACAAGCAGATCTTATTGCAGATGATAGTACAGTGGTTTTCAATGCGAGTACTGGACAAATAGCCGCGGAACAAGTTAGTGGTGTGTTCACAGGTAATGTTGTAGGTAATTTAACTGGAACTGTTGCAGGTACTCTAGATGGTGAAGTAACTGGTTCTGTATTTGCTGATGATTCTACTTTGATGGTAGATGGAGTAGGTAATGCTGTTACCGTGACTACAGTTACAGCATCCGAACGAATGACCAGCGGCACATTAACAGTAGAAGATTTTACACCTATAGGACAAGGAACAATACAATTTTATAGAAAAGTTTCTGGCACTATTAACCAAAATGACAAAAGACCACATGGTTTAATTTACTTCGGTAAAGATGATGACGCAGGACGATCAGAAAAACCAAGTGCAATAGTTGGCGGACAAGAATACTTGAGATTTCATGTTGATCCTGCAAATGAAGATCTCAGTGGTCTTGGTGATACTACAACACAAATGACATGGCAAAGTGATAACGGTTACAATAAATTAGGAATTGGATATCGTAACCCTCCGGGCACTGAAAGATTACAAGTAAAAGGCGATCTTAGAACTGAAGGCTATATTGCTACAGATCAAATTAAGATTCAGGGTAATCAAATTGCTACAACAGATAGTAATGCTAACTTAGAATTAAATGCAAATGGTAGTGGAACTATAGAATTAACTGTGCCTGTACAAGCTACAGTCGGTGCTGCCGGTGCTGCCGCGGCTCTACCTGCACAACCATCTACATACTTCAAAATTAATGTAGCAGGAACAGAATATGTAGTGCCTGCATATGCAGTCAGCTAATTTATAATTTTCAATATCATTCATAGTGTAACATTTGCCTAGGTAAATATTTCCATGGAAGTTAATTTAACGAAATTAAAAAAGCCAAAACGTCTGTTCAAAGAACCAAACTCATCTAATAAATTTTACGAAAAAGACAAAGAAGGTTCATTTATTAAAGATGACCCAGGATCCGATATTTTCACAATAGATGTTAAACAAACTACAGATTGGAATACAATTGAGTTTGAGTACAAATGGAACAGCTTAGGTTTACGTGGGCCTGAGCCTGATTATACAAAATCTAATAGAATATTATTTGCAGGAGGAAGCCTATGTGTTGGCACTGGTGTTCCTGTAGAAAATAGTTTTCCTTTTTTAGTCTCAAAAATGCTAGATGCATCATATATAAATGTTGCTGATGTTGATACCATGTCAGATCTTATACAACCATTGAAAAAATTTGTTGACTTTGATCCTCAATATGTGATTATTAACGATACAAGATTTATACAGATGTATGGCTGGGCTCTTGTAGATATCTATAAAGTAAAGAATTTTGAAAGTAAGGAATTCTATAAAAACGTATTCGTAGAATGCGATAAGAACTTTCTATTAATGTTCGAAGCATACCTAAAAGATCTATTTCCAAATGCTACATTAATACTAGCGCATTGTGTGAGAAGAGCATTCAAAATAGAAATGCCCTCATTTAAATATTTTAAAATAGTTCAGTTAGAAAAGAAACAAGTAGTTGATCTTGCAAGAGATAATGCCCACCCGGGAATGTTATCTCATGAATTATTTGCAAAAAAAATAGTTAACGCTATTAATGTTCAAACATCTATCACATAATCTTTTGAACCGTTTTCTAACAACCATTCAAATCGTTCGTCCATAAATCCTGTAGCTTGCAAGGTAATTCGTGGAGTGTATCCCATGTTTGAAGCCGCATGTGGCATATTAGTCCAGTCATAGACAACACATTCTCCGGCATCATATCCTTGATAATAAGTATTACCAAACTGCCAAACATGTCCATAATCCCACGGAGTCAATGAAATTAGCACTCTTCTAAGTTTCAATGGATTTTTGTCAGCACCTGCATCTAACCATCTTTTCCTCCAATGACTTCGAGCATATCTCATTTGTTGATCGATATGGAATGGAGTTACTTGACCTAATCGTTGTATGTGTACCCGTGACATATGTACATCGTACATGCCTATTTCTTTAAACATATTAAAGAATGGTTTGTATGCAGGATGATCATCAATTTTCCAATCTTCATTACCATCTTTGTCAAATCCTTTTAGATTACAAATGGTGTCATAGTACATGCAAGATACATCATCTCGACCTGACGCTCGTTGAATATCTAATAATTCTCCGTCGTGTAAACTTTTATCTTGCAGAGATTGTGTTCTTTTTCTGTAATTCCCTATAGTATGCTCTTTAGATCTTGATAATGCTCTCTTTATACCTTCATCCCAATCTCCTTTAAACTTACAAATTACATTAAATGTTTGTTCTTGACTGTCTCCTTTAGGATCAAAATGCCAGGTTGATCTAAGTTTATTGTGATACCAACGACTAGGTATACCATCAACTGTAAACGGATTCATTTCAGCATCGGCATGCCTTTTTAATTGATCATCTGAATACATATCATCTTGATAATTAGTATCGTTAATGTTAACTCCTTGTGCATATTCTGGAATCTCTTTTGGGATTAGGTCGCTAACAAGTTCTCCAGAATCATAATTTTTATTATTAGATTGACTTTCGATAATATTGTCTAACTTTGCCATTTCATCTGCATAATGTTTTGCATCTTTATTCATGATAAATCCTTTAAATTCATTTATAACCTTCTACGCCAATAGGTCGTTGGCAGTGTTCTATTGTGCTTAAAAACCAGTCAAGAGTAGTTTGGTCGCCTATATCAATGTCAACGATATAGTGAACAGTATTGTCTTTGAAACAAAAACTGTAATGCACTACACTTGTATTAACACATACCCATTGCCCCGGACGAAAGTTTTGTATTTGTCCATCTATTACATATGTACATTCTTCTGGATGACTATTATTAGCAAAACAATTTAGTCTAAGCCATTTTGGCTCCATGTTATTGAAAAAATCTCTGTGAGGTGCGAAAAAACTACCAGCGTTTAAGTTAACATGTACAGCTTTTTGATGCGTACCTTTGATACCCCAACTATCTGGAGCTCTAAAGTAACGATATACAGTTTTGTTACCTAGCATTCCTGTATATCTTTCAGACTCAACTAAATCTTTATGTAATGGTTCTAAAGGAGCATATAGATCTAATGCAATTACATTACCAAATTTAGCATGAATGTCTGTAGCACTAGTCATTAATTTTCCTCACAATCTGGTAACATCTTAGCAATTTGTCTTAGATTTTGTTCATTTAAATATACACTCATCAAAACATGATAGATGTCGTCGGCCATAGCAAAACTTCCATGTGTTTTCCTAGTGTTAAGTATGTACGGAACGCCTGCTTCAAATCTTTCAATTTTGCCATCATAGAAAAACATCCAATCGCTATCTTTAGTTTTATTAAGAGGTATAAAAATTCTAAATTGGTCGTTAAGTCTATATGCATCTCTGTGAGGCCTAAAAAAACTTCCTTTCTGCATAGTCACTGCTCTGCATCTTGCAAGTTCAGTCCATTTATCAAAAAATAATTTTATACTAGGACACATTTCTAAGTTTGTATTATAAGGTTGATTTCTTGCATGTTTAATCTCAGGAGGCGCATCTAATCCTAAATCCTCTATAGGTCCGGTTAGATTAATAGCAGTTTTTTTATTAGGTCCGGGTAGCCAGTTATCAACAGTCTTTAGTTCGTCTATAGTCTGTTGTCCAAATTTATAATCTAATTTGATTATATCCCCGTATGATGAAAGAATACTGTGCAAACTCATGGCTTCCATTATACGTCACCTCTATCCTTCATATCTTTATTCATCTTCCAAATATGATGTATTTTCATAATTTGGTGATACATTTTGATAATAGTAACAGGACCATCCGATTTGTACCAAGCTGGTACTATACCATGTATGTAACTCTTTAATGCGACAGAAATTAGTTTATTGCTTTGTTTAAAACTATGGTGCAGGTGTTTCCAATACGACCATTCGGTTTCTTCGAGATGTTCTTTAGATTTTTTTATCATACTGTATTTAAGTACAGATACACTAAACCTGGAATAATAATGAATAGTTGAGGTAAAAAGTTCAGTATAATGGCTTTTTCATTCATTTTGAATCCTACATAAATCCAGCCACACGCTCCTATGATTTGTAGGAAACTATTCCAAGGTGTAATACCTTGTACATGCAGGACCATCGCTAATAGGATGGTCACTGCACTAGAATATTTTATTATTATAATATGGTTCATACTTCTATAACATTGTTATAAGTGCTAAACAAGCGTAATGTATCTTCACTAGCAACACCTGTAACTAACAATGTACATCGTGGGCCGTGTCCAGCATTGGCTGTACAATGTGGTACATTAAACCAGTCAAAGCTATAAATTTCTCCTGCACGATAACCTGTGTGTACAAAGTTGCCATACTGTATAAAATGTCCTGGTTCCCAGTCATTAAGCATTACCATAAAACGATATACACTATGCGGATCTTTTTTATTCCATTTTTCTAGTTTGTCTATGTGCAAATTCCATACTTGACCTGGTAATTGTACATGCACACGACTTTGTATTGGTTTTTGAGAATCAGACTTTAAATATAAAGCATCAGTCATTCTCTGAAATATTGGTAGTAAATCATATTCTAAATTAGTTAAAATTAAATTAGGATCAGATCCACTACGAATTAAATCGTATTCTTCGAGATCTATTTCAGGACTTGTCCCATCATTAGGGTTACGATTGCGCCAGGTAATTGCATGGCTATTTGAAATAGTTTCTGCAAGTTCCTGGCTCCAATCACCTTCAAAACGCCCAGCATAGCGCATTGCGTCATATGCTGGGTCATTCTTAAAAGGATCAAAATGATAACTGGTTCTTGGTTTTAATTTATCCCAGTTACTTTCCATTTACTTGACCAAGTCTTCTTTGTATATGCTCTTTAGTCCAAGTGCTTCACTGTTGAACTTGACAAGGTCCTGTAATGCATCTTGTGTAACAAAGGTTAAAAGTTTGTCACGCTGAGCATCACCTGCTTTTCCAATGTACCAATCGTACTTACCATTCTTCTTAATAAGTGCCGCGGTTGCTTTAGGATCTTTGCTCATTGCTGTCAATGCCGCCGCTAATTTATCACGATTTGGATTTCCTTTGTTTACCCACAAAGCCTTTTGTAATCCATCACGGAAACTTTTAACTAGTTTGTATGCATTGTAAAACTCTCCACTAGGTGCTTTACCCCAACGCTCTTCAAATAGGATTTCTAATTGCAAGCCTGGAAAATTAGGGTCATCTGCATGTGATCCATCTGGCTGTAACAGTCCATGGTGGAACCAAAGTTCTGCGTTAGTATCTGGCTCAACGTGCTTTTTGTATGTTGCAGGATTTTCTCTTGTACCTGAAAGTTCTCCACGCTTGAATGCAAGTCTACGTTCTGCTGTACTCATACCTTTCACCCAAGTCACATGCTTGTCAAAACATGAAATGTATTCGTCTACACTCTTGTCTGGGCCACAGATAAGAAGTGCGATAGCAAATGCTTCTGGCACCATTCCTGAACCTGCAGGAAATCTTGGATTATCCATGTCTTCGCCTTTGCGCTTGCCAGCAATAATGTTTAGGTTCATCATGCCTACACTGTCATATTCACGATAGTCATAGTCGACTGCTTCTTGTAGGAAACTTACACCATTTCCACCGTGTGATACCATAACAGTCTTATCATCAAAACGTAAATTATTATGATATTCATTAAAGCCAGGAATATCTCTTGCGCCTGGCAACATTTTAATTTTAATTTTTTCACCTAGAAATGGTTCTAGTTCTTTAGCAACAATTTCTGCCCACACTGTAGTTCCTTGTCCTGCTTTTTGGGGAACGACAAAAGTATAATCAGCAAGTGCTGGCGTAGCAATACCTAGTGCTACAATTAATGATGTTAATAAGCGTTTCATAATTTTCTCCTTTATTACGCATATTCTAATTTGTTGCGTTTGGTTAACCCCCATAGCAACACTATAACAGTGGTAACAACCAATGTCCAAAATATAGGTCGTGTCAACAACCTATCAATATCATACAGAGTAAACATCTGTATGCTTAAGGCTTCAATACGGTCTGCTAGAATAAATCCAAACAGCAGAGCTGGTCTTGAAAATTTAAATTCTTTTGCAAATAAGCCAACAACAGATGCTATGGCTAATATAGCATAATCTTCCCATCCGCCTGTGTATTGCACACATGCAAGCGTTATAAAGCCCAACAGCAGGGGGAAATAGTATTTGTAGGGTATATGAGCAATCTTTGCTATATACCGCGTTAAAAGCAAGCACAGGGCGCCTACAAGCACTGTAGCGAGCATGAATCCGTATAACAAACTGTCAAAGAAACGTTGGTCCATTGCTAAATCAACAGTACCTAATTCAAAATCTAAATAAGCAAAAAGTCCTATAATAATAGCCGCAAATGGTGCTCCTGGTATTCCAAACAATACTGTAGGAATCATTGATGTTGCCTTTTGTGCATTATTAGCACCTTCAGGACCTATCACGCCTCTAATGTTTCCTTTGCCCATTTTAGGATTGGCCTTTGGCGTAGTTGCAACTGCTTGTCCGTATGCAATCCAATCTGCCATAGCGCCGCCCAATCCTGGTAAAACTCCAATAAACGCACCAATGAATCCTCCTCTTAATGCTAACCATTTATTTTGCCAAACTGCAAGAATACCTTCTTTTGTTTGCTTGCCATTTGCTACAGGCTGTGCTGTATTTTTTCTTGTTCTTAAGCCCTCTACTAGTTCTGGTATTGCAAATAAGCCGGCAATCATAGGAAGTATTTGTATTCCTGCACCTAAATATTCCCAGCCTCCTGTCCATCTATCAGCATTAGTATTAGGATCAACACCTATCATTCCTAAAAATATACCAACAGCAAGTGCTATTAAAGCTCTAAACCACCATTTACTGCTTACAAATGTAACTGTCGCTAGTGCTAACATTGTAAATGCCCATAGCTCAGGTACACCAAATACCAATATTAAGTTGGTATACCACGGTAATAAAAAGAATACTAAAGCACCCCATATCAAACCATTTATTGTTGATGTAGTTACAGCGGCACTGATAGCATATGTTGCACGACCTTGTAGTGCTAGAGGAAATCCATCTACCATTGTTGCCGCGGCACTATTAGCACCAGGTATGCCTAACAAAACACCTGTGTAAGTATCTCCTGTAGTGCTTGCGGCCACTACTGCCATTACAAAAATAACTGCTAGATACGGGTCTGGAAAAGTTGTCATCAGCGGAAACAAGAATATAAGAGCCGTTGTAGCACCAGCCCCAGGTATGATACCCATAAGTAATCCATAAAAAGTTCCTGTCATCAATGCTATAATTTCAGCCATATTATTAATGCTTCCTTTTTGTTTAGTATAAATATTTATAAGAAAACAAAAAATTTTTTAGAAAAGTGGATAAAAAATTATGAATACAAGAATTTTTAATTTAATAGAAGAAAATTTACAAAATTCCTTTCATTTAGACAAATATGCAAAAATTAGAGAGGAAATAGGAAAAAATACTATTATATATGATTTGCCATGGACGCCTGCAAGATTGAGAAAATTCGAAGAATCAATCGGTGATGCTTTACAATTTGAAGAAGTAGACATGGGTGGAACTATTGAACAAGCGACTAAGAGATTAGATGAAAGATATATGAGCAGATTCTTTGGAGAAATATGGCAACCTACTACAGACAAGTATCAATACAGTGGATGGGCTCTTGTTGATTTAATCAACAACGAAAATCCTACTGCGGTACTAGACTTTGGTTGCGGATACAATCCTTTCAAAGATAGAATCCAAAATCTAATCGGCATAGATCCATATAACAATCAAGCGGACTACATGGTAGACATCTTAGAATTTGCAGTTGAGCCGGAAACATATGATCATATCATAGTATTTGGCAGTTTAAATTTTGGAGATCGTAATGATATTGAAACACGTTTTGCAAAGCTAAACGAATTATTAATGCCAGGTGGAAGAATGTACTTCAGAGCTAATCCGGGATACTTATGGCCTAAAGGCCCGTATGTAGATATATTTCCTTGGTCTTTTGAAGTAGCATATGACCTTGCAAAAACACACGGACTTACATTAGAGAAGTTCAAAAAGGACAACGGTGATCGTTTATACTTTGAGGTGTACAAAAATGGATGAATCAAAACTAATTTTCTTTACAGGTGCTCCTGGTTCTAAATGGAGTGCTACTGCACATACATTGTCGCATAATAAAATTATGCCTATCAACACAAGTGACTATGCAGAAGATAGAATATATACACACCCTAACCCACAAGTAAGTCACCTGGGTGCATACTGGGGACCAGGGTTCAACTGGGGAGAGAACTTTCATAAGATTAATGAAATGTCCAAAGAAGATATTCTTGCTGAAATTGAAAAACCTTATGCAGATAAAAACTGGGACGAATATAGAATTATCAAATGTCATCAGTTTGCACTTAACTTAGATTGGATTAAGGAAAACTTTCCTACCTCCAAGATTATGATTGTGTTGCGTCCTAACAGAGTTTGTTCAGAAGGCTGGCTAACCGCTGGGGGTTGGGACATTTCATATCCTAACTATCGTCCGTACTATAAAGACGATGCTACATTTAAAAAACTAGCACTACAAGAATTGCAAGCGGCTAAAACATTCATCGACAAGCATGATCTAGAGATGCAAGTAGTCACACACCATTACTGGCGTAAACGCTGGGGTATTGATCGAAACACTGAAGAACTTGAACGTTATATGAACAGTTTAGAAAAAACACACGACGGTAGATGGCATTTTGATGTTACTGTCGCTGAATACAACTTTAATTAGTAACAAACTGTTTGACTTTTTCGAAATTGTTATAATTTACTTGTAGATCTAACCTTTTACATATATCTTCAAAAAAAGTAAAATCAAGTAATTCATCTACACTACTAATTACAACATCAGTTTCTAAAATATTATCTTTGAAATTTTGTATTTTATTTTCTAGCGATATTTTTACATTATCAGCATTGCCGTAATGATCTAAAAACGTGTATGTTTTATCTTTAGCATTTACAAAATAATTTGCACTTGTTTGCATAAATCTATCTACTAATGCATCAATATCTGTTGGTAACACAACTAAAAATTTTGAATTTATAAAAAACTCATGTGCTAAGTTTAAATCAGCATGTAAGGGATAAATTAAATTATTTGGAAATAGTTTTTGTTTCCAATCTACAATATCTCGATAACTCTGATGTTTGTAACTATTCTTTTCTGCCATGTCAAGCACAGGCGGAACTGTCTTTTCGCAAACTCCTTTACCTACTGCACCTGCAAATCTTCTGTTAAAATGATATAATGTAAAATTAGGCCTATCATCATTGTAAGGCTCCCAAGGATAATTGCCATTGTTTTTGTAATCATACCAAGCAACATTATCACAACTGGCTAATAATCTGCCAGCAATGTGTCCTTTTGCCCCCATAGGAAAACAAATAGCAATAGAGTTACTTGCGTCTGTCATATAATAAAATATCCTTTTTATAGCGAACTAAATCTCCTGTAGCAAACCAATCATTGTATACACACATTGGGCCTTTTACATATAATTCGTTATGTTTTACTTTATAATCAGTCCAAAATGTATTTCCTATAATATTGTTATCAACACTATCTCCTGGCATGTATAATTTGTTAATTACACACGGTCCAATTTCGCTCATCCCCCAATTTGCTAATACTGTTGCGCCTCTATCAATAAATGCTTGAATATGATGTGCAGGTATAGGATCACTACCCATTGATACAAATTTATCATTTAACTTTGCTGTTTTAAAGTCCTTTGTTTTAATAACTGCTTCACACATAGCAGGAGCAATAAACGTGTGTGTATGACTCTTCAAACGTTTTAAAAAGGTATATGCGTTAAACTTTTCAATAGTTATATCGCATCCTAACGTATACGCTGGTAGGCTTTGCAACAACAATCCTCCGGCATGCGTCATTCGGGTACAAGTATAGATACTGCTATCTTTTGTAATTTTTTGTGCTTCAATGGCGACTTCATTACAGGCTTTTAGATTATCAGGATCTCTAAAAATTTTCTTAGGTGTACCTGTAGTACCGCTAGAAGTTATGATACAACCTTCTTTTAATATTACATTAAAGTTCGGTTCCATAAGTTACCTTTTTATCTTTATATTTAGATATTAATATGTTTGTGATTTCTCCAGTAATAGTAGTAGGTGTCACTCCACCGCTCGAACTTGTAATAAAAACCTCATCAGCAGATGCAAACATAGACTGTGTTATAGGCATTCTTTTAAATGTAATATTATTCTCATTAGCAATATCTTCAACTACAGTCATAGTAATACCTTTTAGAACATTCTTATCTGCTGTTTTGATTACGCCGTCTTTAACAATTCCAACATTAAAACCCGGACCTTCTGTTACAAATCCTTCTACGTCAACTAGCACTGTCGTATCAAATCAAGCAGGTGTATTACGCTGACTAAGTGTCAGATCTATCCAAGCCATGTTCTTGTATTCTTGTCCGTAGTAATCATCATTGACCCTGTTTGTATTTTTATCTAAGTATAATTTTACCATTGGTGTTTTTGCTATAGGGTAACTTGGCTTAATATACATAGCAAAATTTACAGGACAATTTTCTAAGTCTCTTGGATTACCGCTAGGCGGAAATCCTCTCCAGATTATAAACCATACAAATGCATTATCAATTGGATTACGCTTTGCTAGTTCTTTAATAATCTCTAGAGGATCGACGTCTGGAATAGTAAGTCCATATCGTCCTGCACTATTCTTAAATCTTTGCAAGTGTCTTTCATAACAAAATGCTTTGCCGTCATATACTGGCATAACATCATATGTAGCATCACAATGTATGAAGCCAAAGTCAAGTATACTTGGCCCAATCTCTCCTAACGGTTTGTACTCACCGTTTTTATATGCTACTAATTCTAATACGTTAGTCATCAAAATGTACCTTCTTTAACTGTGGATCATCGGGTAATTTTTGCTTCAGTGTTTTTAATCGATTTATTCTCCATTCAAGGAGTTTAAAATCTAACACCCAAGGAAAAATTGCGTGGATTAGACTGCCGATAGTTACACCCAATAAAAAGAAAAATTCACCTATTGCAAGTCTAAAATGCCACCAATATCCCGCATTAGGCTTGCCAGCTTTTTGCTTTGCTTCTTGTAAATGTTTAAAATTATACCACATAGCGTCCTTTCAATTTGTTTCTTCGACTTGTATATTCTTGAATATTTAATTTCCAGACAGTCTGCTCTGTATAGTATAACATCATTTCACTATACTTGTCAAGTATTCCTTGTCTGGCAAGCAGACCCATTAGTTTGTGATTACGAGCGGCTTTGCCATTTGAATGCTCATGGTAGGTGTTTGTGGTAATATATAGTTCATCTGTAGGACAGTATTCTATAAACTTTGGTATTATTTCACGTTGTGTAATACTGTTCCAATCTCCTTTTCCTAATCCTCTAAATGTATCTTGCATAGGTAATTCACAACCTCTAAACATAATACGCCAAGCATTAGGATTTACTTCTGGTAAAGGATGACAACCTGCTACTGCTACAATTTCATTATCTTTGATAGCACAGAAATATTCACCATGTTCTTTGCACCAGTCAAACTTCATTGCTTTCAAACTACTGTTGTTTTCATATTTCAATTGTTTTGCCTTTTTGCAAAACAGTTCTAAAGCAGGAACAAGCTCGTCTGTTATAATTTTTATTTGCATTTTCCATTTACACCTGTATGTGTATCCTGCATAATTGTTGTAGACGTTATTCTCATTTCATTGCTCATTTCTACAATTTTTAAAATATTTTCTGCTAATTTGTAAATATCAATAAGCGGTTTTGTCAATCCTATATTGTGATTGGAATTTGTCGGTCCTGGACGAATAAGTATAATTTGACAAGGATCATTTAGGTAATTTAATCTGTCAGCAAGATGATCTAAAGCAATTTTACTTGAATCATATAGGTGTTTGTTTAATCTTTTTTCATTTTTGTTCCTACTTTCAGGACTATTTCCTCCTATAATAACTATTTTTTTATATTGATATTGATACTCGTGAAACAGTTCGGCTAACATATCGCACTGACTAAATCTATTTTCTTTTCCATATGCTACAACAAATATTATATCACAATGTTTAGATGCTAACACAACTTGTTTACGCTGTTCTTGGTTGTTAATATCTACTCCGTCTTCTCGACCTATTCCGACAACGTCAAATTTGTTTTCCTTACAAGTGTCATAAATTGCCTTGCCGATTCCTGAAGAATATCCGAATACTAGAGCTTTCATATGTTCAAAAATTCTCCTGCTTTGTACCTCTTTACCATATCTGCATAACTTTCGTGCGTAATTTTTATTCTAAGCACAGCACGTTCAGCACTAATAGGATTCACACTATGTAATACTTTGCCATTAAAAATAGTAGGATGCTTGAAACTATACTCTAATTCATACAGTTTTTTATTTGTAGTATGCCTTTCTGCATCTGTGCCTTCCCAAAAGATAAGGTTGTTAAATTTTTCTCTCGGCAACAATGGACACATCATAGTGTAATCTAAATTTCTATCAGTATGTTTTCTAAATTCGTATCCAGGTTCATTAATTTGAAAGCTAATATCTGCATTACCTAGAGGTTTTAGGAAATTAAACTGTTTGACAAAATCATGAATTACAGGATAATCTATCATTTGCTTGCCTTCATACATAGGACTATATATTGCTAGTAATCTACCATCAAATCCATCTACAAGTTTTTGTCTTTTATGAGTTAAATTTTTTTCGGCGGCTATTGCGGTTTTCCATTCGTTCCATTCTAAAGCACAATGTCGCATTTTCATATACAGTTCAGTCAATGCTTCAATATCGTAATAGATTTCTTCAAATATTATATGGTGGTCATATATCATTTAATCTCTCATTGTAAATATACTTAATCCAATTTTTCGTTTTACACCTTGGTCAAGAAAATTACTAGCACAGTGTATTTGAAGGCTATCAAAAATTATTCCACTTCCTATAGTCCAAGGAAAATAACTTTGGATAGACAATCCTTTAAGCCATTCATCTTTGAGATGACTAAGCAATTCTGATTTTAGATTTTGTGGAATATCAGTTTCACTAAGGTTATCAACATTTGTGTATTCGGTCAATGGTTTGTTGTAATAAACTCTGGGGTCTTTTCTTCTGCCATTAAATAATTTTACTGGACCGTGATAATAATACTGATCAAAGAATACCAGCTTTGGTATTCCGTTTCCTTCAATATGCAAAGGTATTGTTATTGCTTTATATGTGTCAGGATAATCTGAATCATCGTCATTATGAAGAACGTGCGGCGTAGTAACATCAAAAATCTGTGCGGATCTTACTTGAAAGTCGCCAATTATATTTTTTAAACTTTCAACTATATCATCTATAACGCCTTGGCCGTGTTTGACATTTAATGTTTTAGGTCCTGTATTTTTTTCTATAACTTCATCACTGTTATAGTAATGTGACAGCAAAAATTTTACTTTGTCATCACTTATTAAGTTCCAGGCTTGTACTGGACGTGAATGTGTTTCACGTAGTTTTGCTATTTGCTCCTTGGTTCTCATTTTAATAATACTGTGTACAGCTCATTAATTTCATGACGTTTTCCCAAGTCTTAGGAACGTTTATAACCAAATGCACACTGTTATCTACCCATGCATGTGTCCTATGTGTTTTCCTAGTGTCAACATAATATGCACGACCTGGCACTATTGGCCATGTTTTTCCACCCATTTCCCATTCATAAGAATCCGGACCTGTTGCATTTGAAAGAAAAGCAACTATTCTAAATGTTTCTCTAGTCAATTGTGGGTCATCTTTGTGAGGTGGAAACCAACCTCCTGCATTTACTTTTACCAGCATAGTACGACCTAAAGGCATAAAATATTCTAGCATAGGGTGCAATACAGGTAAGTCTTTGTACAGTTGGTTAGGCGTATTAAAATCAGTTTCTCTCAATCTCCGGCCATGTCTTTTCCTTGCCTCAGGCATACTTAGTCCGTCATTATAATCATCGCCAGCAATACCAATTAAAGATAATCCTTCCCTGTTATTAACAACTCCTTCTCGCCTTAGATAAGGAACCCATTTGTCGTTATAGGGTTCAATCTGTTTTTTAAAATTATATAAGTCAAAGGTAAAATTTAATGGTTCCCAAATATCTAGTGCTTGCAGTTGTAATTCACATTTTATATCTTCTTCGGTAGGTTCAAAGTTTTTTTTGTTAGAATTTAACCATTTTTGGTAGTAGTTTCCTTGAATCCTTTGATTTGCTTTTGGTTGTAGTTGTATAGGGTTTCCGTTTTTATCTACTAAATTTTCTTCCATGTTTTTTCCTTAGTCATAAAGCGTGTGTATATTTACTTTTGATATACAGCCCTGCAAAATAATTTGACGTGTGTCAAATTAAGTGTTAATTATATCAACAATACAATTGTCTAATATATTGTAATTTTGATTTCTTTTCTTATCATAAAGTTTTGTCTTTCTTGCAAACTCTTTAAGCAAAAAACTATCTTTATATTCTTGTTTACATTTAGTAAGGTATTGTAATATGTGTTTATTGCTGTTTCTTTCTATTGCTAGATTAATAATGTCATTTGGTAGATTTTTTACATTTAATTCACTTTTTGCATATGGTTTTATATAACAATCAACATGCAATTCTTTTTCATATCCTATTCTTTTCAAGTATTTTTCAATATTGGGTATATCAAATATGTTGTAAATATTAAGCAATGTAGAAATATTCAATGTAAACGTAGGACTAGTATGTTTTATTAAATTACGTAAATTAATATCCAGGTCTTCCCATTTGCCAGGATATCTTATATATTCATAAACTTTGTCAAACCCATCAATACTAACATTTATTGTACATTGGTCAAAACTAAGTAACTTATCTAACACATTTTGATTTATTTGCAATCCATTAGTAGTAATTTTTATACCAAGTCCTTTGTTGTAATTGTTTTCAATACACCAGTCTAACAATTTAATAAAATGTTTTTGATAAAAAGGTTCACCTCCAGTTGTTTTTAATTCTTTAAGTCCGTTTTTAATTAGTTCTTTACAATATTCTAATTTTTCATCTTCTTTATATTTTTGATTTTTAATAGGAACATTGTGTATACGATCTTGTTGCGGAATGTTTTTTAGTAAGGAATTTATTAAACTACTACTCAAAGGACTACACATTCTACATGCAAGGTTGCATGTATTATTAAATTTTATATCAGCTGTTAACACTGTTGTGGGTTCTAAATTATAGTTGACCTCAGTATATTTTTTAACAAACTTCTGTCTACTACTTTCAATGCCTACATCTTCTTGTCTATAACAAACTTCGCATACTTTTGGTCTTATGTTGTCACGCATATATTTACGAGTTAGAATATGATCTTTAGAAAAAATTCCGTTTTTTATATCGTTTCCAGACCAATTGCCTATATCACTTCTAAGATCAGTTCTACAACAAGGTACAGCTTTAGAACTTACTTTTACACAAAAATGATTCCACAACAACGGACATGCTGTTTCCATCACACTTTCCTTTTTGGAATTTTGCTATCTGCTGAACTTACGCAACTTTTTGTAATACACGTTTTTGGCTCTTTAAATAGGTTAAAGCCCGTCTCGATGTTACCAAGGGGTGCATCATGGCAAGAATAGCTTCTTTTTACCGAACCGTCAGGCTCCCGTATTATTATTCCGCTAAAACCGGCGTTACATGCCCATCCTTCAAAATTGTTGAAATTAAAGGCATTAAAGCGTTCTGCTTGGTCCATATACCATTTTTTACCTTTAGAGTCTTGTAATTCTACTTGCATGTGCCAAGGAACACTAGCATCATTTGTGCCGTTTATTCCTTTAGGTATTTCGAATGACGGTTTAGGTCTTTCCTGCCATTTACGTTTGTTTTCTGTGTAGGCTCGTTGTGGCATACCGTTCCACAGTCGTTCAAGCTGATCCTTAGTGTATCCATCAACCACCCTTGACGCAGTCGGATCCGATTGAGGCTTGAGCGTGACATTGATTCCTTGTTCGTGGAAGAACAGAGCATTTTCCCAATCTCTTTCAAACCATTCTGGAACCATAACTTGATTGATTGTAATTTGTACATCGTGTTCTTGACACAGGATTAATTTGTCTGCGAACTCCTGCATCTTCTCCTTTGTGTTTACATGTTCTGTGTGCAGACTTGCTGTAATACTTGCTCTATGGAAGGCCTTTGCATACTCTACATAAGTTTTAAACCATTTCATATTCCTTGAACAGTTTGATGTCATGTGTATGCTTGTGTAATTTGTGTTTTCTACATCATCTGCTAGATGTTTTAGTATGTCCAAGTATCCAGGATGGAAAGTAGGCTCTCCTCCCGACAAGGAGAAGTGGAAAGAGTTGAAGCCGTTGAGTCTGGCTTGACGTTTAATTTCATCCACTGTAAGCAAGCAGAGCTCGGTAGGACGGTGGTCTTTACGATCGCTTCTTGCGTAAGGCCAACAGTAGGAACATCTGTAGTTGCAGAATCTACCAAGTAACCATGATACTGTAAAAAGATCACGATAAAGCAGAGTCCGTTGACCAACACTGACAATATCATCAAATGGGATCTTAGTGAAATCATAATTGCTCCATTTTAAATCTTCACTCATGATATATTATAGCACCTTTATATAAACTTGTCAACTATAGTTTATCTTTGATAAACGTATCTCTTTTATTTTGTTTACATACTTTTTCGCAACGTGGAATTCTATTATCAGATGTCCAACTATTTTGTATATCTGTCCAAACTTTTCCGTTTATTGCTTGTTCTAAACTTACATTTTTTAAATTTATGTCAGACATATAATCGTTATCACGTAATATTTCTTCAAACCTATCTTTTGTTTTTCCGCTTACTGGGTATTCTAACATTTTTGCATTGAGATGACAACAGGGTATGACATTACCCATATGGTTTACAAATATACGTTTTTGATTTGCATACTTACAACTTATGCAAGTAGATTCTTCTACTTCTATTTTTTTATGTTTTACGCCGCCTGTGTCTTTCCTATGGCTGATTATAGTTTTGAATGCTTTGAATCCTTCATCTTTGGCCATCTGCCTTGCTATTTCAAGCTGATGTTCGTTATGCTCAAAACTTATGAACTGCCAGTTTGCTTTTCCGCCAGCGGCAATAAATGCTCTATAGTTTTGCTGTACTTTTTTAAATTTAGAACCTTCTCTGTATACTTCAGATAATTCGTCGCTTCCGTCTATTCCCCAAGTCACTCTATGACTGTTAGGTAATATTCCTGCAAGTTCAGTCCACCATTTTGTAGTACGCAAACTACCATTTGTTGCTACATTTATATGTACGTCCCAATCAGCAAAATGTTTTACAATATCAAAAAATTGAGGATGGCTACAAGGTTCGTCAACACTACCGCAAAAATTAATAATTTTCATATTAGGAAACATCTGCTTTTGAAACTTTTCTTTAATAGTTTCAAAATCAAGATATGTTTTGTTCAATATTTGATCTGCGTATTTAGATTCAACACGAAAACAGCCTTTACATTTTATATTGCAAAAACTTGTAAGTTCTATGTCGATCCATTCTAAGGTATCAGCTGTCCACATCTTTGAAAATATCTCTCATTTCTGGAAATGTATCTGCAAATTTTATTCCTCTTTGCTCGTCACAAAGTTCTAAAAATTCTTTCATTTCAGGCAGACGTACACTCCAATCTTCACTATCCATAAAACTTAAAATTCCTTCTAAGCGTTTAATACCATATTCTGCATCTCTCCATGTATCGTAGTCAACTTTGCCTTTGTGCCAACTAGGAACACCTAGTTCCCAATTCTTTTCCCACCAAGGATACCATGATTCATATTTACGATGACATTCCTCTTTAAACCATTTAGGCAAAACTTTTACATTCAAATGCCCAGGCCAATATACAAAGTGTTGGCTTATTCCACCTGCACCAAACGGCCACATATTAATTTTGCGGAAGCCTTGTTCTAGTTTCCATTGTATCAAATCTGGAAGATAATATACATTAAGAGCTTGTACTGCACAAGCAATAGTAACTTCTACATTGTCAGTTGTTTCTTTATCCAGTCTATGAAATGTGTTTACCTGATTATCCCATTCGCTTGGATAACGTATGTAACTGTTCATTTCTTTGATGCTGTCAATGCTGTAATGGAACCTTACTAACTTGAAATGACTCCAAAGTTCAAATAAATCTTCACGCCATTCTACGCCATTTGAATTGTAGCGTAATTCTAGATCTTTGGCATATCCCATCTTGATAGCATGTTCAAGTATTTCGTAGTGTTCTTCAATAATAAGACTTTCGCCACCAGCAAAATAAATCTGTTGCATACTTGGCATCTGCTCATAGAACTGTTTCCAGAATGTTGGATTTTGTTTATGCCAGTTGTAACTACTACCGTTGGTACTACCTTTATCTTTCCATTGCATAATCTCTTTTAGTGATTCATTTTTTACCGCAGGAAAAATTGCTTTGTAATCTTTGATCCAACCCGAGCTGTCATGTGGACTACACATCACACATGCAAGTTGACATTTCGTTCCGAAACGTAAATCAATATAAGCTAAGTTTGGCGGCACACTACCGTCTTCGTTTGTTTCTTCTAATATCTTGTTAAGATTAACACGCTTACTCCAATACCTAGTTTCCCATTGGCGTTTGCTACGATGTCCAGCCGCTTCCTCTTTGTAACACTTCAAACAACTAGGGGGCTGTTCGCCATTAAGCATTTGTAAGCGCACATTTTTCATGTAGTCACTGTTCCATGCTGTTTCAAAGTCACTCACGTTTAGATTGTTAGGTTTGCCGTCGTCGGTTTTGAGAATGCCTACTTGGCCGCCATGTTCTTTGTCATTTGTAGGACCAACCGAACTAGCATTTGCTGTACAGCATACACGCATACTGCCGTCTGGTCTTGTGCTGAGATGTACCCAGGGTAATAAGCAAAAAGTGTCTGAAGGATATTTATTGTTCATACTGTACTTATTTTTAACATATGCCCTCTAATTGTTTATTGACTTGCATTAATTTTTCATCACGACTTCTTGTTTCTGATCCGCAATGCTTTCCACATCTTACTATCCGAGGAAATTTTTTATCAAAAGTTGTATTGTCAAAACTTTTGTTTAAATCATTTGTGAAAAATCTATGGTCCATAATTTCAGATAAAGTATGGAACTTTACATTGTTCCACTCAGCTTCATACTGATTCTCATAGTGAGACAACCGTTCATAGTCACGTCTATCGCTTATCCAGTCGTATTCTTTTGATTCATGAGGTTGTATTGGATAATGATAAAATGTGCTGAAATAACAACACTGCCAAACCCTGCCTGTATAGTCTATACTAATTTGACGTTTATTAAACCATTCGCACTCGATCTCAGTATTGTTTATATTTTCTTTTACTGAACGTTTATACCAAGGTTTATTAGGATATTCGCCTCCTATTTTTTTATCTTCAGGTATTACTAGATCTGCATACTGAGAAATTGTTTTGATATCTTCTTTGTTTATATTTTTCTTTTTTTGGCTCAAATTATCTATTTTTACTTTATTGGTATTATGGCGCAATCTAGATCTTCTAATTTTAAATTTATGAAATCCTAGCTGTTTAGCCATTGCTTTTGCTTTTTCTATTTGATGTTCGTTATGTTCAAATGCAATGAAACTCCAAACACATCTCACGCCACTTGCTATACATGTTTTAGCATTTTCTATAACTTTATCAAAATTAACTCCTCGTCTATACATTTGGTGTGTATCATCGTCAACACCATCTAATGCAAAAACAATTACACTAGTTTTATCATATTTTTGTTTTATAATTTTGCACAAAGACGACCACCATTTTTCGTCATGTAATCCACCGTTTGTTTCACACATAAAACGTAATTTTTCTGTCAGTTTATTTTTTAATCTATGTTGGGAAAACTTGTTTACATTATCAGCAATTTTATCTACTATTGTAAGACAATCAGGATGAAGTATAAAATCTCCGTATGTTCCTGTAAAGTTTATATAACGTGCATTTTGTGATACGTCTTTATCAAAAATATTGTCTACAAATACTTTATCTAATAAACCTGCTGATCCAACTTCTATAAAAGGATTTATTTCATCTGTACCTTGAACAAATCTTTGGCAATCTAAACATCTGCTGTTGCAATTACTTGTTATTTCTAGATGTATTCCTTGGTCGTGCATATCAAATTGCATAATTAACACCAGTAACATGATTAGACATTAATGATTTAAAAGTTTCTGCATCACTGCTTTTTGTTGCACATAATCCACACCTACAAATCGAATTAGGACAGATTATAGGTTCTAGTGTTCCTGATGCCAGTTGCTTTTCTACACTGTCTGTAAATTTTTTGTAATCTGTTATAGATCCAACTGCTCCTCTTTGTTTTCCAATTTTAGCTTGACAGGTTTGATGGTGGAAAATTTGGTCAGTTTGACTTTCAAGATGTAAGAAAAACCAATTGACTCCACAATACCAATCTAAAAATCTTGTATCTGAAACATATCTTTGTTGTTCTGTTGTGCCGCATTTTAATCCGCAACTAAGTTGATGATTACTACAGCAATGCCTACCTTCTATAGTGTATGTTTTAGTTTTATCTGCCTGTAATTTTTTAAATGTTTCTCCTACATCTTTTTTCATTTTACGATGAAGTTTAACATCTTTGTCAACCTTTTCAACTTTTTTAGTTGTAGTTGTAGCAATTTTTGTTTTACTGCTTTTACTGTTTTTATTTTGCCAGTAGTTCTTGATCCAACTGCTCTGCTCATAACTATAGGGTAAACCATTTATCACCCTTGGCATATATTTAACACCATGTTCTTCCATTACGTCTATAAAATCTAAACACTCTTTCCAATAATTATCATATGGATGCATCATCAAATTAACTTTAAAACTTTTTAATTCTTTCTTTAATAAAAGTGTATTTTCTCTAACTTTTTCTTTTATTTTTTCTTTGCTATCACAATGATAACTTAATGTTATACCTCTAAAGTTTTTTGCAAGTAACGGAATATGTTTTTGAGCGAAACTACCGTTGGTTGTGAGTATAGTATATACATCATAATCAAAGTCTTGAAAACTTTCTTTGAGGTAAGAACTAAAGTCAACAAAACAAGGATTTGCTGTTGGTTCTCCGCCTGTAAGACTTAGGCTTGCTGTCTTTTCTGTTCTATATGGCATGATAATTTTTAAGTAATCTTTAACCAGGTCCACGCCTTTTATCAGTTCGTTAAAACTAGGAAAAGGACTTACAAGATCGTGTCTATCATCGCCGCAGTAAGCACAATCAAAATTACAACGTTTTCCTGTATCCCAAGTTATGATAAATTGATTTGTTTTGACAGGATCAATGCTATTATATGTTCCGTTTTCTCTATCCATCTAAATATTTCCGATATCTCTTGTTTAATTTATTCAAGTCTGTATTACGTAGTTTGTCTTGAAGTTTTGTATAACTTTTAAAATATTCAAATTCACCTTTGCGTAACTTTCTGTTTTTATCAAAACTTAAAATATTTTTAATCTCTTTGAGTACAAAAGGACTAGATGATAGAGTTTTTTTGACATATTTTCTATCTTTGTCTGTCAAAAACGCTGTAGAAAGCCAGGATTGTTCTACCTGTGCATATAAAACTTTAATTCCCCCACATGATCTAAACCATGCATCAAACTCTGCAATTTTTTTGACATTTAAAATATTATACATTTGCATTACAAAACTTGTTTGTATTTTAACATTTTCAAAACGTTCAGCTAAATGCAAAAACTTTTCAATGTTATTTTTTACAATATTCCAGTTGCCGTTAGATCTTACATATTCATAATCTTTTTCTGTACCATCTAAACTTATCATAATAATGCATTTTTTAAATTTAGATACAATTTTATCAAAATCTTTAGGATAAATTGTTCCATTTGTTGTAAAAACTAGTTCGCACTCTTGTACATTCACGCTATTAGAAAATTTATCTATAGCCAACCAAGATTCATCATGTAATAAAGGTTCTCCTCCTAATAACTTCATACGTTTAACATTTGCAAAAGGAACTTGTTCTACAAAATTATTTGTGTCTTTGTTTTTTTTGTAAAGATGTTGATTAGCATCTTTGACTATTCTATCGCTTATTTTATCAGGATCGGCATCAATATATTCATTTTGATGTTTAACCATTTCTTTTGCAATTTGAGAACTACTTCCAGGTTTACACATTCTACATTGTAAGTTACATAGATTACTTGCTCTAATATCAAGACCTAAAGGTGCATTAAATTGATTACCTGTTTCAACTGATAATTTAAGCGGTTGTTCTTGTGATAAACGCCTAGCCATATGTTTGTAAATACGTCTTGCATTATAGCCTAATTTTTTTTCAATGTTCAAACAACTCTTACAAAACTCTGGAACTATACCATCAAGCATTTGTTGCCGTACATTTTTCATATAATCACTTGTCCAATAATCTTTATAATCTTTAAAATCAAGATCTTTTGTATTTTTTGTATTACGAGTCTCGCAACAGGGACGCAGTAAGGATTTTTTTGCGTCTCCTTTGTAAAACAAATGCATAAAAGGAGCATAGCATAAAGGCTCAGACTGTTGGTTTTGGTTTTCCATCAAAGTGGGCTCCTGGTCTAGATCCTTCAGTTACATTTGTTGGATCATATCTATCAAAATATCTTTGTAGCATTGGTTCAATAGTTACTGTATCAGTTCCTCTGATTTTATTCAACGCTAGTTCTGCCCTCACAAAATCATTTGCATATCTTACTTTGCGCTCATCTGTTTGTGTTTTATCAAGTTCACTGTGTAGCAAATCAAACCATTGTTGTTCGTCCTTGTTCATATCAAACTCAACAATACACTCTTGCACTTGCTGTCTAATGTAATCCTTGTGGTCATTGTCTAACCAACTTACACTTAGGTACCAAGGATCAACAATAGGATTAAATGTTACACCATTATGTTTGTTCGGATACTTACGTGATCCTTCAAGGAACCATTCAACATTACGCTTTACTTGGAATGCACTTACAGGTTGGAATACATGCATAATACCTGCCCACTTTAGGTTAGGTAATGTAAATATTTTGTCAAATACTTTTTGCTTTTTGTCCCATTTAGTACCGTCACGTAAAAATTCGTCTGTGGCTCCTACACCATCTACACTAATATTAAAACTTACTTCTTTGAACTGGGCTAATAAATCGTAAATCCTGCTAGGCAAACTTGTGCAATTTGTAATTTGGTGTAGCCTTACATTGCCAGCTTCTCCACTGTCTACAATTTTTTTCATAATATTGTAAACACGAGGATCAATGAGTGTTTCGCCGCCACTCATTTTCAAGCGAAATACTTTACTAAAGTCTAAATTACTTACCACATCAAACTTAGGATCTTCATAATCTATTTGCTGTGCTTTACGCATTGCATTCTTACTTTGTGTAACCATATCCCAATGACTCCAACCCTGTATTTCTGGGTTAGCAAGCACTTCTTGCTCAATTTGGTTACTCCAAAGGCTATTACAACTACGACATTTCAAGTTACACAGCTTACTAGGACGTAGATCAATATCCACAGGTTTTTCAAACTCAAGTGTACCCTTTTCAATATCCCAATGTATATCTGTAAAGCCTTCTTTAAGTTCTAGCTCGTAGCGTTTTATGTAATCTAATCTGTCGCTTTTATGATAGATACCTTCACTTTCCCAACGTCCGCACCACCATTCACAAGACTCTGGCATTTTACCATCAAGAAAACTTTGACGAATTTCTTGCATTGTCTCGCCTTTCCAAAATTCTTCATGCTGATCTTTAAGACTAGATTCAGTATCCCATCGTCCAATCACATGACTCATACAACAAAGTTTATATCCTCTGTTGTTTGCATTTATGTATGTGTGCATAAACGGTGCAGGACAGAATTTTTTGTTGGGAACGATGCTTTCTAAACGTTCTGCTTCTTTTTTATCTATTTTAGCCATTCAGTTAATTCCACACATGATAGATCATCGAAAGATTGACTTCGTTGTTCATCAAGTGTTGTTGACATATATTTAAGCTGATCACGTTTTTTATATTTTACGTCTGGTTCAATCTTTTTTGCCATCTCAACATAACGTTCAAATTCTTTAACTTGCCTACAGTCAGTATTGTGCCATTTTGTTAGAGTACATTCTAATAAACTATTAGGTAAAAACTTTGCGGCAAGTTCACTGTCTTTAGGACGTAGATTTAAATTAAAGTCAATACGGGGTATGTAATTTTTCTTTAACAACCAAGGATACTTTTGTGTATAGGATTTTAATGTAGTATACAGTTCTGGATTATTGTGCCAATTATAGGCTGTTACTACTGTACTTGTTCTAACTCTAAAATGAGGATTTTCATACATTCTATGTTCATCTGCAAAAGCAAGAAACTCCATAAATCTTTCTTGCCACTTACTCCATGTAAACGGATACCGAATATAGTCGTAGGTTTCATTGCATCCGTCAACACTTACATTTAGGTCGACACCCTTAAAATGTTTTAAACGTTCTAACACTGCACGAACAAACTTAGTTCCATTTGTAGTTATTAACAATCTAATATTTTTAGCAAAGTCATTGTCAATTGCATAATCAAGAACATCAAGAAATTCTTTGCTTATAAAAGGCTCACCACCTGTGACTTTTAGTACTTCAATTGTGTCTAACAATTCAATCACATATTCTTTACGTTTTTGGCTTACAGTTGCAGTGTCTTTCTGCTTGTAGTTTATAAAAGATTTCCAATGCTCAGGCATAGGCTTTTCATTATCTCTGTACCAATCTATAGCTGAAACAAGTTGATTACTACTACTTGGGTCACACATTCTACAAGCAAGATTACAAGTGTTATCAAAACGCAAATCTAAATATTTAATTTGTTCATCTGCGTCAGAATTAACAAACTCTTTAAATTTATCTACAGTGTAGGTGTGTCTAAAACTTAGTCCGTCGTTGCGCTCTCTTGCATAACAAACTTCGCAAGCAGGATGTTCTTTTCCTTGTTGCATGTGTAACCTTATCTCGTCCATGCTTGTGCTTTCAAATGCTTGTTTTATACTGTTAGCATCATCTTTAAAATTAAAGTAACTTTCGCTGTTACAACAAGGACGATAACCGCCGCCTACACTTCCGTTTACGTGTATCCAAGGAAGTATACAAAATGTTTTACTATTTGTTGGTTGCTTCATCTTATCTTCTCTAATGTTTTTTTGTATTTTTTTAACATTTTAAGAGCAGATAAGTCTTCATGCTCTAAGTGAAGTTGTAAATATCTTGTCACAAATTGATTTTTTATTTTCTTAATAAACTTTTCTTTCTTGTTTTTTGGCAATATTTGTATATCTAAATAATAAGGCTGTTGTAAAATATCAAAACGTGTGGGAAAATACTTTCTACTAAATTCTAAATAATTATTAATATTATGTATATTTAAATTATGAACTACAAAATGAAAAGATATTTCAATATTAGTGTGTTTTGCTTGAAAATCTTTCCACCATTTTATATTTTCGGTTACTTTTTTCCAATTAGTTCCATACCTTACAAATTCTGCGGTTTTGCCTTCTCCATCTAAACTTATATCTACATTTAATTTTTTGCATTTGACAAATATATTTTGCCATTCTTTATTAGGCTTTACACTACAATTTGTAACAATTTGTAAATTTATATTTTCTAATAATAAACTTTGTAAAAATTTGATATTCCTTGGCTCCATAAAAGGTTCTCCTCCAAGAATTTTTACCATCTCTACTTTCTTTAATTCTTGGGGAACAAAATCAAAGTCTGTATATACAACTTGCTTTTTTGGTTTGGCTTTATTTGCTCCTATTGAATTTATAGCATCAATATCTTTCCACCAAGTGGTGCTGTATGCCGCATCACATGTAACACAGGCAAAATTGCAACTATTACTTAACCCAACTTCTATATACCTTATTTCAGGATTATTTTTGTTTATGTTACTAAAGTCTTGGTTAGCTGTTTGTCTATAACTTTTCCTGCCTAACTTTTCATCTCTATAACATTTTTCACAACCTTTGATATATTCTCCTTTTAACATTTTATTCCTTAGCTCTGTCATCTTAGAACCATAAAAATAATCACGAGGAGATATCTTATCTATATATTCTTTATCAGAAAACCTACAGCAAGGTTTGTTCCTGCCACCTACATTTGTACAACTGTGGATAAAAGGTAACGGACAATAAGTTTTGTTTACCATACCATTTCCTCAACTGACTTTCCAAAGACTTTAGAAAAATTTTGATTTTTAATAGTGTCAATTCTATGTGTATAATATATAAATGCATCTACATCTTTTTTAGATTCTCTTGAATTTTGTAAAGCATGTATAATCATATCTGCCATTTTAATTGCACCTTGACGTTGTAAACTTTTCTCCTGCGAAAATAGTTTTTTCCTAATTTTTCCAACATGTTTTATAAGATTGTTTTTTTGATTGTATAAAACATCTATGCCTAAATATGTAGGATATTGAACAAAACTATGATGGAGTCTGTCTACCGGTAATAATAACATATCGTTAATAATATTTTCTAAATCTAAAATTTGATAAGGTGTTATTGTGTTAGTAGCTTCTAAAATTGTTTTTTTGTTTTTTTTCTTAAACGTTTGAATATTTGTGATTATATTCTCATATATCCCGTTCCTAAAATAATTATAAAGATTACTACCTCCATCTACACTAATTTTTATTTGTGATCTACCAAAGTTATTCATATATTCGCTTAGTTTTTCATAATCAACAGGAGTGTTAAAATTGCTAACAATATTCACCCGAATTTTATTTCTGTTTGGGTGTGCTTGTATGGCTTCTAAAAATTGCCAAAATTGTTTTTGATATAAAGGTTCGCCACCTCCGACATCTATTCTTTTAAGGTTAGGACAGTTTTGTATCAAATCAGTTACAAGATCATTTACTTGTTCTTTAGTCCATGATTGATTAGGCCACTGCCTTACTAAATTCTTTATGTCATGTGTGTAATCATCTGGCACACGTTCTACTCGTTTTAAAATACTGTTCCATTTACTTGAATAATCAGGAGCACAGTGTCTACAACTAAGGTTACATGCATTACTAAATCTTATTTCTATGTATTCAATATTACGTTGTTTAATTTTATTTTTACTATTCAACTTCGTAACCATTTTTTGATTTTGATTACTTTTTTGTCTATAACTTTCTTGTCCCCTTGATTCTTGATCTTGACAACTTTTACAATGCTCTGGCCAGACACCTTTTGCAAGTGATTGTCTTATTGATCTAAAATTATCATTATTGATAAATTTGCTAGGAGCTACACCTTCAGATATGTTTGCTAGAGAGCCTGTGCCTCTAGGACACATTGTAATTCTATCGTCAGGTTTAAAGTTTACGGCATGAAGTGCAAAATAACAAGGCAATTTCATTTTATATTCCCTATGTGATTATATAAAAATTTTGCTAATTCAGAGTGTCCTTCTTCTAACGGGTGGTTATCAGGGCCAATTGAGTGATTCTTATCTTGACACCATTCTAAGATTCCTTGTTCTCCTAGTGGCCATATATTTTTATTCAGATCAATACATCCGTATGTGTCTATTATTTCTTTTGTAATATGATTTGGATACCTTTTGTTTCTGCATTTTTCTATCGTGCAATTAATATCATCAAACGTATGACGATTCATTGTTAACATAACGTAAGGAATATTGTAACTTTTCAATAACATTTGTGTATCTAATATATTGTTCATAGTATAAAATGCACTGCAATGTTGAGAGAAATAAATTTGATGTTTGGCAAGATGTTTGGTAGCATCATTAGGAAGTTCACTCATCCTTCTATCTACCCATTTCGCCATAGATTTTTCCTTCATAAACCTGGATGGCATAAGCGGAATATAGCCGGTATTATATTCGTTTGTTGGCCAATCTTTATTATATAATTCCCATCTACTAGTCGAACTCCATTGAATGACAGCTATCTTGACTTTGTCTTTATTTTTTATTATACTTCTAAGTGTAGTTCTTGCTATTCTTGCATTACTGGAACCTCCCATAGCATCGTTAAGATGACTAGGATATCCTAGAAGTTGTGTAAGGATATTACTATATCTACTCTGTCTTTTTTGTTGTAATTCATGTCCATCAGTATAACTGCATCCGTTTGCATATAACATTATAATTCCTGCATTCCTATGTGCTTGCCTATAGGTATACTTTTCTTTGAGCATTGTTTTATACATGTAGACAAGCACCCATTCTCAAAAGAATATTTTTCACTCCAACTATTGACTAAGGCATCTGAATAATATTCACCTGCTATTATATCATCTAAGTTGTATTTGTGAAGACTGTTAAAACCTGCTCCGTATTTTAAAAAAACTTTATTTTGCATCTCAGTATAATAGGTGTATCCTCTTGTTAAAGGATTTGATACAAAGCAACACGGCCAAATTGCACCGTTATAATCTAAAAACATTTTCTTTTCTTGTCGGAAGTGACAATCTATATCAATTTCGTTACCGTAGCCTGCAACCAAATTATCAATACTAGATATATCTAATCTTTTACTAGCTCTATTTGGTACAGTTTTAATTCTGTTACGAAAAGCCATTGCATTTACTATACCATTTTCACTGTATGTAGATCTATCTCTTCTAAGTACAAAACGTTTCATGCCTATTTTTTTTGCAATTTTTTTACAACGCTTAACATCTTTTTTGTTCCAAGGAAATTCTAACATTTGCCATAGCGCAGATCCTCCTGCTTTTATAAAAATTTCTGCATGACGTATTATATCATTCCAATTTTCTATACCACGATACAAATAATGATTTTCTTGCATTCCGTCAATACTAAATCTAACCATATGTTGCGGATGCCTACGCAATTTCTCAGCAAGCTCAATGTAAAATTTATTACTACGCAAACTTCCGTTTGTGTGTATGCTTACAGTGCATTGAGGATTGTATGTATAGATGGTGTCTAGTATATCTAAAAAATATTTATGAGCTAAGGGTTCATCTACTGTGCCGCAAAATTCAATTTCTTTAATTTGTCTTCCTATATCTGTATCAAATATATTTTTGAAAACTTCTGTAGGTAAGAATTTAGTTCCTTCTTGTTTAAATAAAAATTTTGCATTAGGTGCAATCCTTACACATCCTTGACAATCTGCATTGCAAAAATTAGATATCTCTACCTGTAATACATCAATCTGTGTCAAATACTTCATTTGAATTGTTCTGCAAATGGATCAAATTCGCTTCCGCATTTTTGAGCGCAAACTCCTAATTTTCCTTTAGCAATGCTTTCTTTGTTCCAACTATCTGATATGCTGTTAATTAATTTTCCATTAACTACTGTTTTAATGTCGTTATCAATTATATTTATACCCTGTTTTCCTCCTGCAAAATCTATATGATCCCAAATTTGTTCAACACGAGGATCATTATGCCACCATTTATACATTCGTCCAGCTGTCCAACAACATGGCATCAAAAGTCCTTCGGCAGTGACAAAAATACTACCTTGTTTTGCTACCTTACAAGTTACACTACATTTGTCTAGATAATTGGCCATACTACCGTAAGATTTTTCAATCTCTTTTTGTTTAAGCAATGCAAGATTTTGATTTTGTTCTTGTGTTGGTTTTTGTAGTTTTTGTGTATCTGACCCTTTGCGATTTACAGCTTGATGTTCATTTTTTGGTTTAATATCAGTTGTAATAAATCTGCCTGATTTCTTCTTTATAAACTTTTCACATCCCCATTCATTTGCAAGTGCTTCTGCTTGTTCAACTTGATGTTCGTTGTGCTGAAATATTAAATAATCCCATCGAGCTCTACCTCCGGCATCAATAAATGCTCGCATGTTGCGTTCTACATTGTCCCATAGAACATTCTGCCTGTACAAATGATTAGTGTCCCTAAGGCCGTCCACGCTGAAAATAACAGCACCCATCCTGCCAAAAACTTGGGCCAGTTCACGCCACCATGCCTCATCTTTTGCTCCTGCATTTGTATTCATACTAAGCCACATGTTAGGATTATGTTTTCTAAAATAACGAAAAACTTCAAGTGTATCTCGCGCTATTATAGGGTCTCCTAGGTTACCACACATATACATTGTTTTTAATTGTTTTATAAAAGAAGGTTTAAATATCTTAACGCAATCTTCGTGAGACAATTCTGCATTTGTAATATGAGGGTTGTCTGCACCTCCATTCATATTACGATCACACATAGGACATGCGGCTTGACAACGTTGGGTAATTTCTAAATGTACTTCTTTAATATCTTCGTATCTATACATATTTCATATCTCTTAGAATTACTGGCCACAATTCCTTCCAAGTTTCTTTAGTAAAATGAGAGCCGTCTATTGTAAAAGTTTTATAATCTTTTTCATTATGTTTATCACATACATAATTTCGTAAATCTACCTTTAAAACAAATGACATAGGTTTAGTTAACTTTTTGAAGTAAGGATAATCAAATACATCTTTAAAGCCGTTTACTGACACCCAATTCACTACATGCCCTTGATTTTTTAAATAACCGTCTATTATCGAGCACTTACATAGTATATCATCAATTTCTAATCTTTCATTTGAAAAAACTTTAACTTTGCTAAGTGTACGAATTGCATTAGCTCCTCCAATAACTTTCTTTTTTCCGCTCCGTAATTGATCATCTATTGCTAACCAGTTGCCCATATCCTGAGTTTTGCTATAATAAAAAGAATAATCTTTTACATTAAATTCTTTTTTGACAAAGTCTCCGTAATGATAATTGTCTTCATTTATCCATTCATGATACCTACCATTGCAAGGTAGTTCGATAAGCCAAGTGTATTTGGATTGTTTATGCCTACTTACAAATTTGGCTATTCTTAAAAAATATGTATCTATGCCATATCCGCTCATTGAAATATTATGTTTAAAATATAAATGTGCTTGTGAATTAAATTTAGGGGTAAAATGACTTGTCCCTATAAGTACGTTAGTGTTCATGGTAAAATCAACCTTATATCTTTTCCTGGTCCAGTTTTACTAGGCAAGTCACCGTATTTTTCCACATACCAGTCTATAACAGCAACATACCAGTTTTGACTGTTGTGATGTGCTTGTTTGTTAAACTGATATATGTTGTTATTAGTGGCTTGCATAGTGCTTAGAGCTCTAGCACTTTCTTGCTGTAACTGTCTTAGTGATAATTTACTTGAGTCCAATTCTCATATACCTCGTATATTTTTCTAAAGGCAATTCACCTGCAAATTTAACTTCGCTTAATGGTGCCATTTGTTCAAAATGCGAACTATCTTTGACACAATTTACATGTTCTGGCAAATCAAAATAATCATTACTTTGCAAAATTACTAATTTACCTTGTGGAATTTTTGCATACCACTCTTCAAAGTTTTCTATATGTTCGCAACTTGTGTTTATAATAGTATCCGGAACATCCTTTAATTCTTCTATTTGCCCGTTATTTTTTACTGTTTCATACACATGACGTTTATAATCAATATCTAATATATCTTTTGTTTGTGCTTTAAATTTCCAATTATCAAGCACTAGATCTTTATTAAATATTTCTGCAATCTTCCATACATCAGGATCAATATCAAAACTTCTAATTTTATCAAACTGAATATTGCGTTCTTGGAATAGTTGCACAATGGTTGAATACCAACCTGCACAGATATATACAGTGCCCAAATGCCAGCCTGTTATGTTATCTGCAAGCCATAATTTACTTTTTATCTGTCCTCTACTAAAACTATCCTTGTCGAAATCAATATTTTCTTGTGTAATAGTTTTCAACGCTTTAACATAAGGGCTTCCTGTGTATTCTTCTAATACTTTGTACAATGAATAGATATCATTTTCTAATATCTTGAATACATTTTCTATATTAGGACACAATCTTCTTAGACTGTACAAGTTTTTTTCTAAAACAGCTTTGCGTAAATCATCATCGCAGTTGACAAGTCTAAAAATGCTGTGTATATTTTTTTCAACAACTGCTTTGCGTAGTTCTTCATTAGGATCTAACTTAAATACACTACTAGGATCTCTGTCATTATAAAATCTGCGAACATGTTCTATCTTTCCTTGATATAGTAATTCGAATCTATCAAGTAAATCTACAATTTCGTTATCAAGTGTAACTTGTGTTTCTTCTATAGGAACTAGTTCAGATGGCTTTAATGTTTTATTTTCATTAAATTGTTCTTTCAACCAATCAAAGTCGTTAATTAGCCGAAGATCAGACCCCCTAGAAAGGCCAAACTCCATACCAGCCCTAGCACCTCTAATGGCATGTTCACCAAACTTTCTATCGTGTCCCACGGTTGTCCAAGTTTCGAGTCTTTCATTTGTTTCTCCTGTTTTTTGTCTATCAATTACTTTACTACTTAATTTTGCACATTCTCTAAACGCACTTCTCCAAGTGCTGAATGGATCAGTATTAAATGCAGTAACATTACTTACAACCTTTATCGGTTTGAAATGCCTGCTAATACTTGTTGTCATGTCTGGCTTTGTAGTGTCCATATTTAAAGTTAGTGTCCGAGGGAACAATTTTACTCCGCCATATCCGTATTCTAAATCATTTACAGGATTTTTACTGCGCCAAACTTTTACATAATCCTTTTCATCATCTGGAGATATGTAATCAAAATTAAAATCATCTACAATTTTAGCGTCACCGTCAACTATCCATATCATTTCTGTTGTACATAACTTAGCGGCTTCTATATGAGCTTGATGTATGCCCTTTACCCCATGAACACGTTTTGCTCTTGGAAATCTACTTTTTAGATCATTGTAATTTTGTTCAGCTTCTAATTCGTCATAGGTGATCATTACAATATCATACAATTCTTTTTCTTGAAAATTTTCTAACAAGAAATCTTGTCCGGTACGCACAGGCGGTGTATACATACTTTTAAAGAATTTGCTTTGTTCTTGCTCGTAAGGATCTATAGGAATATCAAGTTCTAGTTGTTCTTTGAGTGTGATTCCTAGTGCTTGAATTGCTTCTAGTAACATTTCTTTAGGATCCGTACCTGCAAGTAGATTCATTTTATTCTTCCAGAGCTCATTCAAATATTCAAAATCTCTTACATTTACAAAATCCCAATCTGTACAATTTGTCAGATAGCAACCTTCTCTTGCTCCATAAATTGCCCATAATCCGTTTTCAGTGTCAGCACCCACAGTTTGCCAGATTTTTAATCTTTCTAAATTTTTCTTATGCACAGTTTTTTCAAATTTAGCAGTTCCGGAAATTTTTTCACCTTCGTATAAACTCATTTTTACACCTTCACGAAAACATGCTCTCCAGGACTGCCAAGGTGTGGCATTGTTATAGACGTAACTATAGACTTTGTTAATTTGCAAGTATTCTAAGTCCCAGCAAAAGTCTACCTGTGCTTGAGGGTTGTCAGGATCGGCATTTTCATGTGTTTTCATATCTAAAACAACTTGTTTAGGCCAGCATTTGATGCCTCCATTGCCATACGTCAATCCATTTACGATGTTATATCCACTCCAGCTGATCACACACTTATCTAGATCAACATCATCTTTGAAGACTAATTCTTCTTCTACAAACTTAGCGTCTATTATGTTATCTCCATCTATTGTAATAAAACGTTGAGTTTCACTTAGTTCAGCACAAGCCTTGTGTGCGGCATCTGATCCTTCAACGCCGTGTATGCGTTTTGCCCAAGGAACTTTTGTGAGGAGATCAGCATAATTTTTTTCAGCATTAGGTTCATCATATGACAAATATATGATATCATAATCTCGTACTTTGATAATTTGGCCCATAACTACTCCTGTATATGTATGTATTCTTCTAAGCTAGATCTGCAAGTTAACCTGACAGGTGTGCTTTTTGTATTTTTTGGGATAAACAGATCTTTATCTAAACAATCTTTTACTGGAATTGCAATTGTTTCGTGCAGTATATTATGGTTTCCTTTATCTACAACGTGTATCAATTTTGTATAGTTTTCCATTGACTTCAGAGTTAGCTTTGTAGTCGCATCTAGATTATGACTAATTTTCCAGCAATGTTTTTGCTGTGTTATCTGTATAGAGTTGGGTTTTTTAGTGTTTGCTAAAAATATTTTGCTTGATTCTTCCTGATCAGGTTGAGCTTGTTTTTTTATTAGCTGGTTTTCTACAACAATAAAATCATGAAAATTTAAATTGCCTTCATTTAGGTCAGTAAAAATTTCATAAGATATTTCTATGTAGTTACCAACGTCATCGTTGCTGTTACTTACAGTTAATATAGTGCCTACTTCATCATAATAAAGGTAATACATCAGTAAATTCCTCCTCTACATAATGAAATAACCCTTTTTGCAGGAAATTGCCTATGTATAAATTTTTATTATAACTAAAACTAAGTTTATTGGTCCATTTTTCTGGTATATATTGCCAATCTTGAATAGCGGGTTTCATATGAACAAACTCAAAATTGTTATCATTTGTTAAACCTAATATTTTGCAGGCGATTGCCGCCGCTACATCAATACTGAACCATTTTTGTTTTTTATTAGGAGTATACATATCCCAAAAATATTGCCAGTTTTTACAAATCGTTTCAAATAATTCAAAAAATTGTTTGGATTTGTCAGTTTTTGTAAAATAATAACAAGCAGAGTAAACATTGGGCAAATTATTTGCCTGAAATGCTTTTCTATAATAATTATTTGTTACTAATGTGTTTCTATATGTTTTTACTTTAGTAGTGAAACTAATATCTTCTGCACAATTAAAAAATTTATCAATGTTTGATACACATAACATATCAGCGTCTAAAACAATTGTTTGATCAAACGGAGATAATTCAAATGCTTTGTATCTATTTTCAATTTTCCATTGCGAATCTTTTGCCAAGTCTTGATCAAAATCGCTTAATATAACAACTTCTTTGTTTTGGCAATTTTTTTCTATTGATTTTTTCAACAGTTCTGCTTGTTTTACGTAATCTGTTGTACTGTTGTTTTGAGCAAATATTACAAATCCTTTAGACATCATCAATTATCCTATCTAAACTATATTTGTTCATTACATGTACATTACTATTTTGAAATTTACATAATGTGTTGTTTTCCAGTAAAAATTTTAATTTATTATCATTGTTTTCTAATAAAGTATCTCTATCTAATGTATAAAAAATTGTAGTAGGTAATTCGCTTACTACACTATCTGAAAAATTACACATAGTATGAATAGCTATACTAAAAGCAAAATCATTTCTATAATTCTTATCTACTATATCATAATTAAATCTATAAAACTGCCAATTTTCTTTTATGTGTTTTACTAAATCAAAAAAAATCTTTGTTAAATTTGTTTTCTTAAAATAAAATACAGTGGCCCAATACATATCAAGGCTTGTGTCACTTATTTTATACATTGGTGTTCTTGTAGATAATGCGTCTACATGATTTTTACTAATTTGTAAATCTTGCAAATCAAAACTTTTTAACAAATCGTTGTTTCCTAGTATTACATCTGTATCCATTACAATAGTTTTGTCAAAAGGAGACAGATCATAACAATCTGATCTGCTTGCGTTATTCCAATTCAAACGTTTTGTACGATAAGGTCCATCGTAAAATGTTTTGCTTTGTTGTATATTCTGATTATCTCGTATTACAATATCAATAAAATTATTGTCTACATCTTGATTTGTAACCAATGCTACCGGCAGGTCAAGATGTTTTTTAATATGTTCAGCACAATAAATTGCTTGTTTTACATAATCTATTTCGTTGTTGTAGGCAAAAAGTAAAATACCTTTATCCATCAATTAATCCTGATACATCTTTCTTAGATGACAATTCTTTCAATTGTTTGTGGTAGTTTACAACAGCATTATCGTATTGAGATTGAATAGTCTGATAAAAAGATTTTGTATCTTCTATTTCAATAGGCACATTGTTATCATCTATAATTACATCTGAATTACCTATATATGCATAAATGATCAAACTTCTATCTATAGTAAATTTGCCGCCGTTGAAATAGATTACACAAGCATCTAAGAATTGTGTTTTTAAGATTTGTTTTTGATTGTTGTATGTTTCTAGATATTTAGAAAATTCAAGTGCTTTTTCAAGTCTTTCATCCATATGAATACCTCATTTATAGAGTTAATTATACTATAAAATCAACTAATTGTCAAGAATTAAAAGGTATTTTCTGAACCTAATGCCACAGACGGTGCAGGAACTTGTACATTTGTACCTGTTGCTCTACGATAATACAGCGTGGTTGTTAGCGTACCTTTGACAGGTTCGTCTACTAACGGTCCAAATGGTGCTGGTGGTGACGGATCAGGTCTATCACCTTCATCGTCATCTCTAAAAACTATTCTTGTTCTGATACCATTTGCAATATAACGTATAAAAATTTGATAATCGTTTTCTGAGTAAGGAGTTGCTCCTCCTCTTTGATAAATTTTTACTTCAGTGCCGTTTGTGTTTAGATCATACATTCCTGTATTTGTTATAGTGCCTCCGGAACCGCCGCCATCAGCAAAAGCACTGGTATAGTTAACAACAACATTAGGTGCATTGTCTATCATGTTTTTCCAATCAAGAGTTTTTGCTTCACTTCCAGTGTATGATAAAGACGTCACAACTTTTATAGATCCGCCTGCATTCCAAAACGACTTGAAATCATTTGTGCTTGCCCATGTTAATTGTATATCGTGTATCTGTACTCCGTTCCAATTAGTTTTTGTTTTATTAGATGCAGTTGATAATGTACTTTGGTCAGTAGCCAAAAGAAATCTATTTGTTGTTACTGTGCTAAGTGCAGATTCATATTCATCATGAATTACTTTTGTTATTCCTGTATCAGCATCTGTTAATGTTAGAGCAACTGCATTACTACCACCAGCTTGGTGTGCTGATGCTTTTCTAATATCGGTTCTTAGAGCATTCCATTGGGTTGATGTAATAGTATCTCCAACCGAAACACTTGGTGCAGATATTGTTTGATTATAACCTGTTGAAGAATCTCCAGAACCTGCAGGTGTACCCATTATAGTGTTTATTCCACTACGTAGTGCAGTATATTCGTTTTCCCCTATGGTTTGTCCTACATTGACTGGCATACTATCTCCTTTTAACTACGCAGTTATTTATACCTTCAAAACACACTCTATTAATTTTTCGTCTTCTGAATCACTTGCTTCTAAAGCAATGCCTACCAGTCCGCTTGTTGCAACAGTTGAACACACACCATCAGCCCATGCATAAACCGGATCTCCTTTTTTGACCATTCCTTTTACTCTTACAGGAACACGCCCTTTTAGACCAATTGCCTGGCCTTCTGATCCACTGTTCATTAGATAAGCAGGTTCAGCTGATATCACACCTATGCACATGCAACTAGAAGCACATGCTGTAGTTTCAGCATCTCCTCCAACACACATTGCTGTGCCTACTGGATATTCTTTATCGGTTGTATACTTTTCAGCTAAGTCAGCATATCTTGCACTTGTAGCTAAACCTTGGAAAAGAACAGCATTAAGGTTTCCTGCCGCATCTCTTACCGCTACTGTATTTCCGCCGGCGGCGCTGTCTGATCCTACATCTGGATTTCTTGCTGTACCGCTAACTATTAACTGTTCTGCCTTTTCGGAAATTCCGTAAAAATTACCTGCATAAACATCATCAAATGGTGCGGCAGTGGATCCAATATCAATTGATTTATAAACTGTTGGTCCTGTGCTTTGGATGCCCGGTAAAATTGCTCCTGGACGTATATCTACGACATTAACGCTTGCACCACCTGTTTCTTTAACACGGAATTTGATTTCATCACCTTGCGAGTTTTGAATTACACCTTCGTTATCATTTTCAATGAATAATTTAAGATCAAGTCCTGCACCAATAGCAATACCTGCATCAGTTTGGAAGTTTGTAATTTCTGTGAATACTGTAGGTGCACCTGGATTAGCAGTAACATAGTTACTTGCATCAATTCCATTAAGTTTCAATGCATTGGATACAGTACCGTGGAATTGATGATCTGTGCTAGTAACACCAGCAGTAGCACTCTGAGTATTTTTAAGTGTAACACCTTGTCTTACAACGTCAAATCCTGAAATGGCGTTTTCAGCATCTGCACTATCAATCGTAAACTCTGTAGGGCTTATTACAAAAATTACTTCATCATTTACTGTAGCGGCAATAACGCTTCTTGATATAGAACCAGTGTCTCTAACAGTTTTACTTTGCATTTGTGTAATGCCTGAACCAGCATCTTGGGGTCCTACTAATACAAAGTCTGTTCCGTTATATGCATATAATTGTTGGTTAGTTGTATCCCACCAAAAATCACCAGTCGATAAACCTGCAGGAGCAGTAGCACTTATTTCTGCGCCTCCTGTTGTACGCCATTTACCGCCATCATAAAACTTTAATTTGCTGTTTGCACTATCAAACCATATTTGACCTCTTATAGCTCTTGGTGGTTGATTAGCACCTGCAAAATTTTCTAATAAAAATACAAAGTTTTCGTTTTGTATCTCACCATACCCTGCATAATTTTTACCAACAAGTTTTATGTCGGTAGTTTGGTCAATAGTACCGTCTTGAACTACTGTAAGCTGGGTAGTATCATATTTGTTAATTGTATACGCCATTTATAAACCCCTTGTTGCAAGTATTTATCATATCCTTACGGATATGCTACTGTGCTATTGTGCGTCCACACGCCCCCTGTTATTGTGAATGTCATTGTGTATCTTGCTGGTGTCAATGAAACATTTCCTGATGCAGTATTTGTAGCAGTGATATCTTGTATTACTGTTTGGTTTTGTGTTCCTGCACTATCCACTGCAATACTTGACTTTTGTAGTGTTTTTGTTGCATCTGGTGATGTTCCTACAGAAATATTTATTCCACTGACTGTAGCAGAAGCATATGATGTGCAGTGTATTTTTGCTTGTTTGCCGTTTGCAGTGCCGGATGCAGGGTATATACTGTTCAACACATTTCTAACATCTGTAATTGGTCCACTTGCTGTGCCTGCTGGATCTGGTGTTGTAAAGCCTGTTATATCAAGGGCCAAAGCAATGGCATCTGTTAAAATAGTATTATCAACATAGCCTTTGTTTGCAACATCAACGGCAACAGTAGGATCAGATACACCTGTAATTTTTTGTGAATTGATTGTAATATCACCACTTGAACTAATGTTCAATGCACCTGGAGAACTAATACTTCCCACCGCGGCATTTCCTGAAACAGACAAAGTGCCTAGTGTACCAACACTTGTAAGTGAACTGTTAACAACTCCGTTTCCTAGTGTTGTTGCTGTCAAAACATTATTGTTGTTGATTCTAAAAGACTTACCTAATTCAAGATCAATATTCTGATTGCTTGTAAAGTTTCCTGTTGCATTACGCCATACAAAATCTTTACTACCGTTTAAACTATTGACAACAAAGCCACCGCCGTCAACTTGTGCGTCTGTTAGTTCTGTAGAATCTTCAGATACACCTAAATTAATTTGCGGATCTTGAATACGCATTTGTTCTGTATCAACAGCAAAAGTAGTACCTGTAATAATTAAGTTTCCTGCAACTGTAAGATCACCTGTAAATCTACCACTGCCAGTAATGTCTAATTCAACTGTAGGTGTTGTTTGAAAAATTCCAAATCTACTATTACTTGCATCAAAATGTAAGGCAGCAATTTGGTCGTTTCCGACTAATCTACGTAGTTGAAAGTCTTGGTTTTGTTCTAATAAATCAATTACTGTAGTTGTGTCATTATCAAGCACTTTGAAATTACCGTATTGTGTATCACCTACACCAACTTTAAGTCCGGTTATTCCTTTTACAAACAACCCACCTTCCATAGTTTGATCAACAATTAAGTTTTGATCATCACGTTCGTTTGTTCTAACAAAGTCTGTAGAACTATAGTTGACTCCTCTTGAATCAACAAGATTTTCAGCAGTTGTTGCAATACCGTTCCAACGATATGCAACATTATCTCCGTTATCAACTTCATATAACGGATTGAATCCTACCTTAATCAATCTACCGCTTGCGTATGGTAACAATGTATCATCTGCTCTAGGTGTGAATTGTACATGGCTGTGTATACCAACAAGATTGCCTTGTATATACTGTGCAAGCACTGCTCTTATTCTACCAGCAGTATCAATCATGGTAATTGCTTCGAAAGAAGTTTTACCTTGAGAAGAGCTGTATGGAGGTCCTACAAGAACTAGATCTGTTCCGTCATAAAAATAAAGTTTGTTTTCGTCATTGTTTATCCACAAGTCACCTGCAATCATATTTGGTTGAGTTGCGCTTACAATTGGTCCACCTGCAATTCTAAAAGTATCTCCGTTGTAAACTTTCAAACGTTCAGTACTTTTATCATACCATAGTTGTCCTTGTAACGGATTTGAAGGAGTTGATGTACTAGCAAAGTTTTCTAAAAGTTTTATATAATTTTCATTAAGAAATTCTCCAAAACCTTTGTAATTTCGTCCAACTAATGTTAAATCAGAGCTAGTATTATCTATTATACCATCTTGTAATTCAACAAGTAAGGTGCCGTCTGTTTTATTAAGTTTATAACTCATGCTACTACTCCAGTATAAATCAAATAATTAATTGTTTGGTACGGATTCATAACATTCAAAGGATCACTCGCTGAGTTAGTCCTATCAACACCACCACTCTTTTCAATAGTTTGTGATGGAGTATCACTTGCAATCTCAGTAACTTCGATCCTGCTAAGGTCAGCATCTGGTGGCTTATCTCCGCCTGTACCGTCAATTGCTCTAACAAGATTGAATTGTGTTCCGTTCTCAGAAGTCAAATCATGTTCGTGTTCTGGTAAGTTATCTATTTCAATTGAACGTGTAGGTAATCCATCTGTCGATCCTAGTGTTTGAGCGTTTAGTTCTCTATTTCTGTTATCAGGATCTGGAGCAGTTGGTACTGGTGGATTAGTTCCTCCCATGTACACATTACCTAATGGAAATCTACCTCTCAAATCAGGTAATATAAAGTTTCCTGTTGTAGGTTCGGCACCGTAACTAAATCCAATCAACTGGAAAAGACTATTGTATGTACCTTGACTTAATTCTTGTCCATTACAAAATTTCCAACCCGGTGGTTCAACATTTCCTGCATATGGCATAATACTACCTACTGGTGCTAATCCAGCAATATTAGAAAACAAAGTTTGTCTTGATATTCTTCTTAAGCCTGTGCTTTGACCACTTATTCTATCTATTAAAAATTCATCATTTGATAAACTATCGTTTACTTGGTCTTTACTTGAAATAATTGTATTTTTTATCGAAAGATCAAAAGTTTTAAGTGTGCCTCCAGTTGTGCCGTCAAACACTTGTTCTGTAGTTTCTACGTCTCCTGTAATTCTAAATGTAGTAGGAGTGTTAAGTTTTTCTGCACTTCCTGATGTTCCAGTAGCGTTACCTAATAATTGTCCTTCAACAGTACCAAAGAATGTTGTTGCATGTATTTCACGCCATTTGTTAGAACTACTACCTATGTTACGAGCATTATTAATATCAGGCATTATAAGTTCACTGTCCGCTGTATCAACAATCAAGTTGTTATTTCCTAAAGTAATACCTTTTTGTATAACAATATTTTCCCCAACATTCAAAGTTTTAGCAATACCTGCTCCGCCCTTGACTACAAGGCTACCGGTGCTAATATTTGTACTTTCGGTTACATCGTTTAATTTTATTTTTCCGCTTGTTTGTAAATTTCCTGTAATATCAAGTGCTTCGTCAGGAGCTTCATTATTAATACCTACTCGCAAACTACTGTCTACACGCAATACTGTATTACTAGATCCTGCATTACGAACACGCATATCGATATTAGATCCTTCAATATTATGTTGTATAACTCCTGCACTACCTTCAATACCTATACCCATTTCACCGTTTATACCGTATGTGATACCTGCGTTATTTTGAATGTTTAATGGCACTGTTGCTGTAGATTCAACATCTCCTCGTAAAAAGTTTGAAGAAGGAACTGCAAGATCATTTACAATTAAGTTTTCAGCTCTTTCTGCAATACCATAAAATTTAACATTATTGATTCCATCACCATCTGTGTCTCTACTTGCTAGATTAATTCCAGGTTTAACCACTGTAAATCCAGGAATAGTTGCTTTAGGTGTAAATTCATCAAATGCAATAAGTGCTACAATATTTGCATCTACTTCAACTTGTATAACTTTATGGTCAATATTATCTTGACCAACGATTGTTGCTGGTGTTGTTCCAGTTGTTAATCCGTCACTAAATTCTGGACCTACAAGTACCCAACCTGATCCACTGAACAAATACAACTGCTGTGTTTCTGAATTTGCCCATAAATCGCCTGCTGTAGCTTCTGTACCATCCGGTTGGCTAGAACTTTTAATAAGTCCACCAGCTGGCTTGAAACGTGTACCATCATATACCAACAATTCATTTTTTGTAACCGAATCATTAAACCATAATTGTCCTTTGGTTGGATTATCTGGTTCTGTTGCATTTGAAAAATTTTCAAGTAAGTGTAGCAAAGATTCTGCAATTACTTGTCCGTATCCTGAACTACCTTTGCCAGGAATACCTATACTTGTGCTTCGATTAATAGTGCCGTCTTCAACTATGATAGGGTCTTTGTCAGCACTATTTGTAAATTGTATTGTATATGCCATCTACTTACCCCTCGTTGAATCCAGTTAAACTTTGTACTCTTACTGTATAATCTATTTGAATTAATCTATTTAAAGATTTCTGTACAGGATGGAAAATAACATGTGTTAGCAACCTTCCAGTACCTGATGCGCTGTATGCTTTTAATCCTAATTCGTCAAAAACGTACAAACTATTATTATCTGTTGCGGTGTCAAATGCGTCTTGTCCTGAAGGCTCACCGTAGTCTAAAAGACAAGTTACAATTATATCCGTATAATTAGTTCCGCTTACATGACGTGTTTCAATTTTATTTCTAGCAGGATCTAAATTGTTCACACTTCTATCATCTACAACTTTTGTAAACGTTTCATTATACAAACTTGCATTTGTACCAGTAGAGTTTGGTGTAAGGTATGTAATTATTCCTGTAGGGTCAACACTTGTTCCACCGTTTCCAAATCCCATTTCATAAATCCAGCCTGTTCCGCCGTTTCCTAAACTTTCTGCAAGGCTTATACTCATATTTTCATAGTGAATAGCATTGCGTTTGTCAACTAGAACTTCACCAGATTCTGGATTATGTATCTTAATGTGTCCTTGTATCAACACACCATTTTTTTCGTTTATTTTATCTGTCATAGTTTATACCATCCTGCTGTTGTATTTATCGCGGTAAGTCAACTGTTGCGGCACGTAAGAATTTAGCGATATTAGAATCACTATCTCCTAACGATGTTCCGGGATCTGTCCATAATTTTCCTTGTCGTCTTACAATTATTATTTTTGTGTTTAAAATAGGAGGAGTAGATAACACTAAATCACTACCGTTAACTGTAAACTCTGGCGCTAATGTTTCGTCTCCTTCTGGACTATCTTGTGCTATGGGATCTCCACCAAACACATAACTGCTTATACTATTTTTTCTTAAACGTTTTCCTGCAACAAACACTTCAAATTCGTTGATATTGTTAGGTGTAAAATCTAATGGATACTGTGTAGAAGTACCATCGGCTGTAAGTATAGTAGTTAATGTTTCATCTTTGTATGGCATTACGGAGTCTGATCCTGAATCAAATACCTTAGTGCCTTTTGCATAAACATCTGCAACACCAGTGCCTGATGTTCCTCTTCTGAATTGACTAATGACATTTCCATTTCTTACAAAATATTCAATACGTTCTTTGTCAATAAAAATGACTGCTGGAACTCTTGCACCTGCCTCTGGTGCAGGCAAATTGTCCCCGTTTATAACAGTAATGCTCTGATCATATTGATGTAGATCTAAAGCAAGTGTAACATTGTCTTCATCTGAAATACGCTTGTATGCAGTTTTATTCATCATATCTTTGAACTGTGACCACCCATATCTATTTCTTGTTAAAGGTGCCGCAAAATGTATAACTTGGACTACATCATTTTCATTTATTTCTGATTCTATTTTGACATATAATTTGTTATCTGTTACATAGTAATTCACACTTGGCGTAAGCAGTTCACCATTAATTGTAACCCATACATACTGAGCATCAACTGCTGGTTTGTTAAGTTTTATCAATCCGTTTTGTAGATGTAAATATTTCTGGTATGCATCTGTGCCCGAGGTTAATGTAATTCTATCAACAACATCGTATTCTATACGCTGAATGTCTTGGTAATCATGATTTGTAAATTGATATATTTTTATATCTGTGTTTTCTGCAAACGTTGTATCAAAATGTATTTGGCTAGGAGTTTCTATAAAATCATTGTTGTTTGGATCAAAATATCCAAATCTATATTCTCCGCTGTCCATGACAAATATATCTAAATTATCTCCGTCTTTTTGATCTACATCTGTTCTTAGGCGAAGTAATGTTTTGCTTCCAACAGTTAATCCGTATTGGTCGCTGGTAAGTCTATTTCCGTTTAGATATACTTGCATCTTCTTGGCGCTAAGTGTACCTGGTGGGAACTGCCAAGTCTCCATTTCATATTCAATTTTTGTTTCTAGTGTAGAAATACGTAGCGAATAGCCCGCATTTAATATAGTATTGCCAGCCTTAACAATTGTTTTGTATGATCCTGGTTGTTGTGTGCCTGGTGTTTGTGCTAGATTGTAAATTGTTGTGCTTCCGTCAGCAACAATATTTTGTATATTAACTTCACTGTAATTTTTTACATCTTCATCTGCATCAAATATTGCAAAACGTATTACATCACCAACTACAGGAGGTTCAGCAAAACGTATAACAACATTTCCGTTTATACCATCTTTATCAACAGTACTTTCTTCAAACGCATTATCTATTGTTTTCCCGTTAAGAGTTACTATATTTTGTAATTCGTCTTTATACCTTACATTGGTAATAAATCTAGCTGTACTACCGTCTGCAATTATAGTATCTATATCTAATATTTTAACACCACTAACGTCTAGGGTAACAATATTTAAAATTTGATTTGCAGTAGGTGCGGTAGCAAACACTATTGCATTTGTAGAGTAGTCAACAGTGTAATTAGTTACTATAACATTGCCTATTTTTACAAATAGATTTATGTTTGCTATAGGTGTAGTGCCAATTGCAAAATTAGTTGTTGTACCATCTGTCTCATAAACACAAGAAACGATATTACTTCCGCCTCCTCTAGGCTTTTCATAAACTTTTATATCTACTGTGTCAAGAACTTGTCCTGGTATTTGTTCTTCTGGTCCAGCACTTGTGGTAGGTGTAACAAAGCCGTCTCCGTCAATAGTAATATCCCCACTTGCTATACCTGTTGCTGTGGAATAATTTAAGTTTCCGCCTTGTAGAATACTATCATATGTTTGTTCGTTTGGTAGGAAAGTTCCA